GGTTGACTGGAGAAATTACCAGAACGCAGACGAGTACGAAGCAGGTCCTTACCAGTGAACGAAGTGTCAAAGTTCAGACGAAGATCGTAGTTGAATGCAGTATTACCAACATTAGTATTATTAGCAAGACGAGCACCTTCTACACCACCAAGAACAAAAGTTGCTTCACCTTTCAGTTTGGTAGTTGTGGAGAACTGAGTTGCTTGGAGTTGACCAACTTGGGTTTCCAGTTTGGCAACACGACCACGAATAACAAGAAGTTCGTCAGCAAACTCTTTTGAGAGGCGAGAAAGTTCATCAGTAACTTCAGTCACACGGTCAAGGCAAGCATTCAGAAGTGCTGCTGCCTCAAAACGGGTCATTGACTTACCACCAAGATAAGTTCCGTTTTCATAACCAGCAACGCAACCATAACGCTCAACGAGATTATTGAGTGCCTGATATGCCCAATCAGTGGGTTTTACATCAGACAGTTGAGTAATGCTTGTGACTTGTTCCGAAGTGGAATATTGGTTGACTGCTGCCATATTAAGGTCTGCGGCATTCGCAGCAACAGGAGCAACCATTCCCATAGCAACAGGTGCAAGCATCAGTTGTTTGAGTTTCATAAATTTGTTTTGATATTTTAGAACTAAAAAACGCCCTGTTTCCAGGACGCAAGCATCATATAACACTTTCTTAAGATTGTCAATTAAATTTAGGTTAAGACTTTAATCCGCTAGGGTCGCTTACCTTACCAAGGTAAGGATCATAATCAGTCAAATCTTTCACATCCATAGACGCACCCATTTGCTGCCACCAGGTCATAATTCCATCATGACTTTGACGATGAAATACATCAACATGCTCTGGATGAATGGATGACCCTAATTGCAGTCGATAAAGAAGTAGAGGAATGGAATAGGTGTTACCAGAATTGTAAATGAGGTCATCAGCAACTGGTCTTGGTTTTACCCCATTATCCAGACGATACTTATCAACACCTTTGACGTGGTGATAAATCAGTTTTGATGCATGATGTCTAGTAATCATGTAACAAGCTGTGGAGAAATCATTTACAAATCTCCTATGCAACTTGACATGAATGTCTCCTGTTTGAATAATTGCTAGTTGCACTACATCCCAATCATAGGGAAGCATAGATGCAAAATCATTCCAAGAAAAATTCCAGTACTGTACTACATCAAGATTACAATCATCTTCCATGATAATTGCATAAGGACTGGTTGAATTATCATACCAATGTTTAATTGCTTTTAAATGCGATGTAATACACCCAACCTCTCCAGAAGACATTGATTCTGGATATCTACCTTTAATAATATCACTTAAATCATCATCTCTACCATCATATGCAGAAATTCTGGTATAATCTTCTATTTCCCAATATTTAAATTGGTCCTCTATATGTTGACGACGATCAGTATCTTCGTCCATATTCAAGTAATAAATGGGTCCAAACCCATTTAACTTATATGCAGATTTATTTTTATCTAATAAAGTACTATGCATGACGTTCAATTACTTTTTCTACACTAGGGATGTAATACTTTTTAAGAACTTCTTTCCAGTCAAACTGTTTTGAATATTCTACAATCTCATTTCTATGAGCAATAGAATATTCTCTGTTTTTAATTATAGCATTCTCAACATAATCAATATCAGTAATCCTTTCTTCTGGAATTACTGTAATAAATTCTTTATCAGTATCAAGATTTGCTTTACCCCATTCACAAACAACTACTCCAAGTCCAGCAGCAAGTGCTTCCATACAAACAAGAGGATGTGCCTCTCCATCAGAAAGAAGAACTAGATTACCATAATCGGTTAATTGATTATAAAGAGTCTCTTTTGACCACTCTCCCAAATAGTTTTTACTAGTATTGAATCTACTATCAGCAAGATTACCAGCAAACCAAAGACTATCAATTGATTGGAATAAGTGTTGTCTTTTTCTATAATCAATCTTTGCAAGATATAAACTTCTATCAGGATACTCTGGAGTATCTTTAAATGTGAACTTATCAGTATTGACCCCATTAGGTGTTATGTAAGTATTCTCTTTTGGAATATCAAACATAACATTATATACTTTCTCAATTCCTGGTGAGAGGCAAAATACATTTGGTTTAATCCTCATGAATTCATTGGCAACATTAATGTAACCATTGAACATTTCTTTACGTTCTAGATATCCAAAATGACTTGTAATTGCATTTGGATATTGAATGTAAGGAACAATAGGAATAAATTCATCATAATGCACATGAACAAAGTCTGGTACAAATGCATTAATCCCATTGATAATTTGACGATTATCTTTGGTATTAATAATTTGTACTTCATGACCCAGTTCTTCTAGGGCACATTTAGTATCCCAAACAAGAATCTCAACCGCACCCCAACCAGTTGGAGGGATCGGCATAATTCCAGGACCTATGAGAGTGATTTTCATTTTAATTTTTCGGGGTAATCTGTACAAATACCATAACAATTAGTAACTCTTAGGGTATCCCAAACCATATTATTCCATTCTGGCATAACAATAACAGTATTAGATGTATATGATTTACCAGGATACGCCCAGATATATTTTTTACTGGTGAGAGTATAATCATCCTCTTGATGCCAAAAATAATTGTATCCAGAGGTATTAACTGACATTTCATGAAGAGTATCTAAGTCTTTACAATGAATCCAAAGACTATCAATTCTTGTTGCTAACCACCACCGAGTTACCAGATATTGAGGTTCATCATGACCTAACCATAAAGTATTAGTTGCTTTATGGTATCTTAGATCTATTTCAACATCATAACCCTGTTCTATACATTTGTCAATTTGTTCTGGACTATTTTCAATTGATGGATTTGGTCCATCAATATTAGCACGATGGGCAATTAGTTTCATATCAACCTCTAATACAAGCAGCATCCATAGGACAAGGAGCAAGATCAGAGTGCTCAAACCATTTTAAAAATGATCCCATTTTAAATGCTTCTGGAGATGGTTCCCAAATGTCTTCATAAACATCTTCAATATCATCAAATGCATTGAGTGCCCAAGTAAGATACTTAGGTCCAAAAAATTGAATTGTATCTGGGAATCTAGGATGATGTCCTGGTAGATAGAATTTGTATTTGTCGCAGGTATTAAGATCTGGGAAGTTAAGAAGAACAGTATCATATCTTGCAAGGACAATAAAATCATAGCTGGTATTTGTTTCCTCAGCGTATGATTTGACAATATTTGCAACAGATTTAATGGAATACATTTGGGACATTACATTACTGTAATTTTTAGGATTCCAGTGATTACCACTCTCCCCATACAACTCTCTTGCTGGGTGTTTATTAGTAAACTTTTCATCAATGAATTCTTTTGCTTTTGAGGGTAACTCAAAAGTTTTTGGACTTTCAATACCCAAAATCAATGGTTGATAATTATCAGCAATAATTTTAGGTGCATCTTTAGAAACAGGACACTTGTTTATTTTGGACCATGAGGAATAGTCATACTCTTCAGCATCTTCCTCCCACCACATATGCCCAAATACATCAGTATCATATCGGTCAAGAATTACTTCTTTGTAAGTATCAATAATTTGTTGGTTGTCAACAAATCTAGGTTGCCCAAAAAATGCAAGTGCTACTTTCATCAGACTTCTCCTTTATAATGTTCAAGGAAGTAGTTCAGGTCTTCTGGAGTACCAATACCCCACATACCAGACTTATCGATTTCTTTGATGCGGATTTTTTTACCATCACCAATCGCTTCATTAAATACTGGACAAACATAATATTCATTATTAACACGAATATCTTTGGCAATCATTTGTTCTGCATACTTCACATAGTCAGAACCTTTCTTCCAATAGTAGATACCAACAGTGGCATGTTCAGAAATTGGTTTCTTCTCAGCAACCTCCTCAACATAACCCTCTTCACCAAGTTTAGCATAAGACCACTTAGGATGAGTCGCTGGGAATGTAACAATTCCACCATCAACTTCACCGTTCTGGAATGCATAAAGGGTTTCGTTGCTATCCCATTCCACAAACTGGTCCGAATTTGCCATTACAAGAGGTTCATCATTATTGATAAACTCCTTTGCAAGAAGAGTGGTGCAGCAAGCACCTTCAGTTAGACCATCAACTTGAACAATATTGCATCCAGGAGCAATCAAAGGAAGTAGATAGTTCAGATTATACTTTTCATAATGTTCCTTTTGAACAATAAAAGTATAATTTGCTTTGATGTTCAGGTTCTCAACAACCACTTGGATCATTGGTTTACCTTTAACTTCAATCAAAGGTTTAGGGAAGGTGTAACCCTGACTAGCAAACCTGCTACCAGCACCTGCCATAGGAATAAGAACATTCATTGTTTTACTCTCCCATGCAACTTTTTGTTTTGTACCATTCAGAATTTTTTTAATTCTATCAATCTTTACCTGGTTGAGATCTTTACGATCTTCTACAGGAACTAAATGTGCCTTACTGTCAAGAGCACCTTGACGACCAATATGACTATCTTCGACAATCACGGTATCTGCAGGAAGTGCTCCAAGAGCAGTCATACACTTCCAATACATTGCTGGGAATGGTTTATTGCGAACAACGTCTTCATTAGAGACGTACATATCCACAAATTCCAGAAGTCCAAGACGCAAGAGAATAATCTTCACCGTATTCCTAATACTATTAGATGCAACAGCAATCTTATATCCTGCATCTACAAGTTGTTGGAAGTACCCCATCAACTCATAATCCTTTGCAACGCAGTCGTTAAAAATCTTAAGTGTTGCTTCTTGCTTATCTCTCCAAATCGTATCATAAAGATCTACAGGAAGACCTTTATTCTTGGTTAAAAGTTCTAGTTTTGCTTTGGTAGGAAGACCATCATAAATGCTAACATGCTCTTCTCTGCTAATAGCATACTCATCTCCAAGTGCTTGGTTTAATGCTTCATAATGATAATCTTTACTGTCGATTAGGACTCCATCCAAATCAAAGATAACAAGTTTGGTCATTATTTTTTATCTCTCCAAAGTACATAGTGCCAGGGGTTTTTAGTGATGGGAAGATTATGCCTCTTTTGTGCATTAAATCCAATCAAACATTCAGGGTTGATTTCTGCACCCATCTCACATATTTCAACAAAGTTGTCATATACGTCAAAATATTTATCCATTAACTCGGAAGACCCAAACGCAAAATGGTCGTTAATACCATGTTCCACATGTGCCCATTCGTTAAGAACATTCACAGTATTCAAATCATAGTTTGAAATGGGACCAATAGGAGTATAGAAGTATTCGTCAGTTCTCAAACGGACAACACAATCATACTTGAAATCATTTTCTTCCTCATATTTTTTCTTAAGATTATTTGCTTCACTCAGACTATAAAACATTGAGATAATATTATTGACTGGGTGAGGAAATCTAGGGTCTGGATGAATATCTTCTGCTTCAAATTCCTTTGGTTCTTCAAAGACAAGACCTTTAGGTTGCCATTTATCAACCATAAAGTCTTTTAGGTCTGATTCCCAACGACCACGGTCCTTGTATTGATCCCAAAAATAAGTTCCAACCCATGCCTCATCATACCAAATATGAGCAAATACATCAATCTCACAATCTGGGTTTGCTTCCCAAAAAGTTTGACGATGATTTTCATAACACTCCTTCAAATGCCTCGGTTGACCCGAGTAAATCATAGCAATTTTAGACATGATATTTACTATTATCTTTTGCTAGGTGTACAATTTTTGGTTCAAAGGTACATGCTTTGGCAAATACCTCTGGATAAGCAAGACTTGGAGATGCTACAAATACGTCTTCACGATTTTGAATATAAAATTTGTTTAGATGACTCTCATCATGCCAAGTTGCAATAATATTATTTTTATAATCATCATCAATTCTCTGGTCAAGTTCTTTGATCATATCCATAACATATGGCAATTTACCTCCCCAAAGACATCCCTGAACATAAACAGACAAGTCATCAGATTCTGTAACACAAGCTTTGGATAAAGGCGTTACGTCAAATGCACCAGGAAGTTCATCATGAGGTTGCATTTTTAAATAATGACATGGATGATGAACACCAATGTATTTCTTGGTATCATCAAGTAAATCCTCAATGTTGACAGTATCAACAACTCTCATATCTGCATCCAAGAAAATTAACCAATCACAATCTTGAATATCATCAAAACATTTTTGAATCATTTTGAATCTATACAAAGTAATAAATGGCCATTCTAGATGTTCTTGATGATATACAATGGCATTATCTGGAGATTCTGGAATCTCTCCATCCGTAAAAATTATATACTTTTTGTCTACATTTGGCAACAAAAACTTTTCACATCCTTCATACCACGCAGGCAAAAAGTTTAAATATTTTTCTGTTCCAATAAAAATAACAGCGACTTTCATTAAATTACAATCCAATCAGGGCAATAAAGATCTTTTGTATCTAGGTGTTGATTATCTGGACCAAACCAGTTTTTAGGTGCAATAACTTTTTGACTTTTTGCCAACCAAGCACCCCACCAAGAGAATGAGGAATTGGCAATGATGTGTGACTTACACATAGTCATAAGACACAAATCGATGTAACTAATATTTCCTTCTGCAACTAAAAATCTATCGTCCTCAAACAATTTTTGTTCCTTACACCATTTAGGGTCATCAGAGAATATAATTACAGTTCGATCATTATCAAAATGACTTAGTGCCTCTTCATAATAATCCAAACCAAGATTATTATGGTTATGTGCAAGTTGCAAATAATCTGTTCTGCGTATATGCAAAGATACTGGTTCTTCAACACTATTCATCATAGATCTTGAAGGTCGAAGATACTGGGGGTTGAATGTAAAATCTTCTCTGATCTGATCTTCAATATTTTTAAAGTATTTTTCGCTTTGAAAGTATCCTTCCAAATTAACCCATTTGGGACAGTTATTAAAAAGTTCTTCATCAAAAGCAAAGGTGCTTTCTTTTAATGTAGGTCTTGCTCCACAAATATGCTGAACATTTAAATTTTGCAAATTTTCAAGCACAAATGGATAAAGTAATTGATGGTCACTCCACTCATCATATCCAGATGGGTCATCAGATGGTGGTGGAATCATCCAGTTATATCCATTGTTTGCAGCAATTCCTCTCAAAGAGGCATACTGAAACATTTGATTTCCAAGTCTTCCTAGTTTTCCTAGATTATTAAATCCGATCATAGTTCTCTTTAAACCATTCATACGTTTGATAAATTCCCTGACGGATTCCAACTTTAGGACTCCAACCAAGAGACTTAAGTTTGTCAACATTCATTACCTTTCTTGGAGTACCATTTGGTTTACTAATATCCCAAACAATTTCTCCACGATAATCAATTACTTTAGCAATAATTTCTGTTAATTCTTTAATTGTAATATCAGATCCAGTACCAATATTGATAATTTCTGAATCATCATATTCATTCATACAAATATAACATGCTTCTGCCATATCATCAATATAAAGAAATTCACGAAGAGGAGAACCATCTCCCCAACAAACAAATTGAGAATCTCCATTTAACTTTGCCTCATGCATTCTACGCATGATACCAGGAATTACATGACTAGATTCTGGATTAAAATTATCATTTACTCCATATAGATTAGTTGGTTGTAAAGAAATTGCATCAAATCCATATTGTTGACGATATGATTGACACATTTTAATTCCAGCAATCTTAGCAATTGCATATGCATCATTAGTTGGTTCTAAAGGACCAGTCATCAACTGGTCTTCAGTAATTGGAATGTTTGGGTGCTTTGGATAAATGCAAGAGGACCCAAGAAATACCAACTTTTTAATACCATAATTATACGCCGCATTTATGATATTTGATTGGATCATCAAATTATCATAGATGAATTCTGCTGGGCGAGTTTTGTTTGCCATAATACCACCAACTTTAGCGGCAGCAAGGAATACATATTCTGGTTCTTCTGAACAAAAATACCTTTCAGTATCATCCTGATTAGTAAAATCTATATCATCACGAGTCCCTTCAATAATGTTAGTATATCCTTTGCTTCTTAGATTTCTAACAATTGCTGACCCCACTAGACCACGAGCACCAGCAACTAAAATTTTAGAATCACTGTCCATAAATGCACATATCCTCAACTAATTCATTAAAAGTAATTTTTGGTTCCCACCCAAGATTTTCCTTTGCTTTTGTGGGATCCCCCAACAAAGATTCAACTTCAGCAGGTCTAAAATATTTAGGGTCAACTTTAACAACTACTCTATTAGTATTCTTATCAATACCAACTTCATCTAGACCACTACCTTCCCATTTAATCTTCATTCCAAAGTAAGGTGCTGCAGTCTCAACAAATGCCCTAACTGAATATTGTTCACCAGTAGCAATCACATAATCATCGGGTTCATCTTGTTGAAGCATCATCCACATTGCTTCGACAAAATCTTTGGCATGTCCCCAATCTCTTTTAGCATTTAAATTGCCAAGATATAAAACATCCTGCAATCCAGCACTAATTTTAGAAAGACCTCTTGTTATTTTACGGGTAACAAATGTCTCACCACGACGAGGAGATTCATGGTTAAAAAGTATTCCTGTGCAAGCATACATTCCATATGATTCTCGATAATTCTTTGTAATCCAATATCCATATAATTTTGCTACCCCATAAGGAGAACGTGGATAAAAGGGAGTAGTTTCTTTTTGAGGAACCTCTTGCACTAATCCATAAAGTTCACTTGTAGATGCTTGATAAACTCTACAAGTTTTTTCCATTCCCAAAATTCTTACCGCTTCAAGAATTCTAAGAGTTCCCAATCCATCAACATTACCAGTATACTCAGGCATCTCAAACGATACTTTTACATGACTTTGTGCCGCGAGATTATAAATCTCATCAGGTTTAGTTTGTTGGAGAATGTGAATAATATTTGCAGAATCGGTCAAATCCCCATAATGTAACTTGAGATGTGGGTGATTAAAAATATGATCAATCCTATGTGTATTAATAAGGGATGCTCTACGAATTATTCCATGAACCATGTATCCCTTTTCAATCAATAATTCAGCAAGATAAGAACCATCTTGCCCCGTGATTCCTGTAATTAAAGCAGTCTTCATAGTAAGTGTATATTCACCAAAAATTATAGCACCTCCAAACAAAAACATCAATAATAAATACTCTTACTGGACTCATTATCTTAATGGAAAAAACCGCTCAAATAAAAAAGCACGAAGGAAATTATTTCTACAAAGCATATAATTTTATGCCAGAAGAATCTCTTCCAGAACTATATTCCTCTGCGGTAAAATGGTTAGAGAATACTCGAAAGAGTACACTTGAAGAAGTATTTCCCCCAGAAGCATCTCAGAATTTATTGGGTAACGCGATACAAGAATCTTTCCTATCTGAGCAAGTTTGGGTAAATTTTTATTCGGAAGCAAAAAAACATATTGCACAATATTGCAAAGTAACAGGAATCAATATACAAAATATTCGTTTACATTCTTCTTGGATTACCAGAATACACAACTTAGATTTTCCAAGTGTACACTCAAAAAATGAGTTGGAAAAAAGATTAGGGTTACATAATACATTTGGAAATATGCATTCCCATAAAACCAATCCTATAGGAATGGTTTATTATTTAAAAAACCCAGACCCAAAATATGGAACTATAGTAAAAATATCAAATAAAAAAATATTTAATAATAACGGAGAAGAAAATACTATTATGATTTTTGACCCTAGACTATACCATACAGCATTATATCCACCAATTAAAGAAACTGAAGTTTATCCTAGAATTACCATTGTAGTTGATTGTGAGTATATTTATTAAGGTAAAACCCAATCAGGAACTCCAAAGGGAATATTAATATACCAATCAAATACAATATTATATTTTATAAAATCACTATTAATTAAAAATTTATTTGAGCATGGATATGAACCACCATTAAAAATAACCAATGAATTCTGTTCTCCAGGAATAGATTTAATTTTATTTCCTATTTTTATATCCGTTCCCATATGTACATTATCATTTCTTAGATAATATACAGTTCTTATCATATGTTTTTTAAGCCAGTCGTCATCAACGAGTCCAAAATCATCCTGAAAAATTGAAGATTCAAAATTAATTACACTAAATATGCTATTTGGTTTTGTTGCTGATCTTTCTCCCCAACAAGAATGGGGAACAATTAAAGATTCATCAACACCAACAACTTTAAAATATTCCAGTACATGATGTTTTACTCTAAGACAAAATATATTCCAACATCTCTCATCATAGGGAAAATAAGAACTTGATGATAATGCCAATCCATGGCAGTCAATAATACATTTTGTTACTTCTATTGCATCTGCATGTAGTAAATTATATTTAAAATGTTTATCAGAACTTACTTTTAAATCATTCTGCAAATCATCAGAAAAAACATTTTTAACTACATGCACATAATCAGATTTAATAATATTTTTTTCCATAATTTGGAGAATGTAATGGTGTCTTTTTCGTAAATTTATTTGCCTTTTTAGGGCACATTGTACAAACTGGTTCCGCAGTTCTTGTGAAAAATTCTAGAATATCTATCTCAGAACTAGTTGGTAACAATGGGTTATACTTTAAATAAGGATCCCATTTTGATGATAGATTATTCCCAAATTTTTTCTTTTGTAGTGGTAAGTAAGCAAGCGCCGCACACTTATATATTTTACCATCCAATAATTGAAAGTTTCCTTGTCCTCCTGGACAATTATTCCAACTCTCAATATAATCATCACTGCAAATTGGTTCAATAGAACACCCATATCCAGTATATGTTCTTAACCAATAAGTAGATGCATCATGTATTTTATACTTTACTCCAGATGACTTAATTTTTTGAATCGCAATATTAAATAATCTGATGTAATTATGGTCCTGCGAATGTTTAGTTATAGTCAAAATACAATTTGTATCAATCAGTGCTTTTGATAGTCCATCAATTCTATCAAATAGTAATCCATTAGATACTAATTCAAATTCTTGGTCATCTTGTATATTCCAAATCTCTTTTGTCATGTAAATAATATCAACGATCTCCTTATTGAGAAGAGGTTCTCCACCTAATATTGACAATTCTTTTGGATAAATTTTTTTATTCCAACGCAAATACCACTCTTTTAGAGTGGTAAGTGAAATATTTTCTTTGTACCCATCATTAGTATAATGACCACATCCCTCACAAGTAAAATTGCAAGAATGGGTAACATGCCACTCTAAGTGGGGGATTTTAATCATTGATTAACTTGAGATGGTCTATAATGATTCATACCAATATCACTAGCATACCAACCAGTAGCAATATACTTTGTCTCACTAGGAGGATTACCTCGGTGCAAATGTGTAAATGAACCTGGCCAAATAGCAACTCTTCCTGCTCTTGGTTTGATCTTTACATGTTGATAGAGAAATTCTGTTTCTCCAGAATCATCAATATCATTAAAATAAACAGTCCATGCCAATGTTCTTGCAGAAACTTCCCAAGTAGTATCTTCACAGTGAAAGTTATGATATCCTTCTGTTGGATCAGTCTTTTGAACTAAAACATTACTACTATAATAATTAAAATTAGAAAGGTACGTATATTTTTCCATGTACTTGGACAAACAATAATCTACACCTTGCTGTATGTAGTTTGCTTCTGCTGGAGAAAATGCATGTAAAACTACTTGCTTATCCTGAACATAAGGGTAATTCCTGTTAAAAACGTAAGAAGTAGTATTGAAATAATTTTTAATCCAGTCACAAAATTGTTGGTCAAAGACATTATCCCAAACACCAATAAAATTGTCTAGACTAACAAATTCTAATTGATTGGCATTTTGATTGGTATCCATTTCTTTTAACAGGTTTAAAAAGGTTTACTTTGGATTCAGTTGTAAAGTAATAAACCAACCACACGGAAGGGGTTTTGATTTGCCACCACTTATTTAAAATAAGAACACATGACGCGCCACCTAGTTTTGACTGAACTAGGAAACAGGCGGGAGAGATTCCCATCCGCACCAGTCGGCATATTTAAAGTCCATCCGACGAGGACATAAGGGGTCAGATTGACTCCACCACTTAGTTTTAAGAAACTAAGAAAAGTTGGGTTAACTTTGATATTTCGGAGATACCAAAGAATGCACATAAAAATAGCACATCCCAAAGTTTAAGTTTGATCGCAAAAGGAACCGTGAGAAGACCTCCAATAACTTTAATCATCAAACCATATTTAAATTCTCCCCATAACATAGTTTGATAACCAATTATAAGAAGAATGTTTCCAATCCACCGAAGTAAATCAGATTTAGACATAAGGGGTTGCTCCCGACCAGGGCACTTTTATAGTCATTCCGAGACTAGGCAACTTCAATTTGCTCAAGATCTTGAACCAGACAATCAATGAGAATATCATAATCATCTAGAGGATCTCCAGAAAAGACTACACCTTCATTTTCATAATAACGACGAACTTTTTTAAAGAGTTTTGGATTTTTTACATCTAGGTAAAAATCACCGTTTGCAGCACCACGAAGGGTTTGCACATCTTTTTTAAATTTTTCTGTGAGAGTCATTGCTTTGAATGTTGACCTTAATAGTATAAGGGTTTGACAGTTATCTGTCAAGTGCTCCTTGCGTGGATCGAACACGCCTCAGGCGAATTATGAGTTCGCTGCATTCACCAGATTGCTAAAGGAGCATTCGCTATTTGCAAATAGCGAATGGAGGATTTACCCAGCCTCAGATTTCTCTTCACAGGCACGGAACCTCCAATAGGACTGCGGAGAATTGAACTCCGTTCACACCGTTATAAGCAGTGGGCCTTAACCAATAGGCGACAGTCCCTTGTGGTGACCAACCTATAGTAGCAGTTGATCGTTAAATGGTCAAGGTGCTTCGTTGTGGTCAGTGTATATTCGTAGCAATTCTTCATCTGCTGGCATGAGCACTGCTTCACCATACTCACTAGTTATGATAAAAGACTTCATTTCCTTTTCAACCAAATTCATTAAGTTATCAAAATCTGCTTGAAACTCTTCCACAGTATACCTCTTTAAACTACCAAGTTCCTTTTTGATACTCATCATCAACCTCCGCAGGACAAAAATATTTTAATTTATTATTTTTATATGGGATATAATCCCAATTTTCTGGTCTCCAATGAAAGTACATGTTCCTATAATAGTCTCCTTGAAATGGAGTATATCTAGAGTGAACACATAGACTCTCATATAGTAGCATGTCACCAGGTTCAAAAACAACCTTATGCCTAACACCATCATGATCCCAAAAATCTAAAGGCCAATTTGTATTTTTGGGTTGCTCGTCAATAAAAATTATACAACTAATAATATGAGTTTTTATTTCATCTCGGTGTAAACATAATATTGAGTCTTTTGGATAACTTCTTATTCCATAACCTGTGCTATATTTCAATTTTTGATGCGACCATTCTTCCAATATTGGTTGAAGAATATCCACCCATTCTTTTAATTTTTCTGTGGGAATATGGTTTATATGGGTATAAGGATTTTTAATTCTTTTAGGGTCACCTAAAGGATTTCTAAATGCTATCGAACCAGCCGTAATGTGTTCTCCATATTTAGGGTCATAATGAGAATTGGTACAATCTTCTTTTTGTGAGAAGTCGCAAGTATTATAAAAATTCAATATTTCAGAATATAAATTCTCTGGAACCCTAACCAGTTTAAACGGTTTATCTGCAAAACTTGGCCACTTCATTTTAATTTAGGACCATACATCCAAGTAACCAAAGACACTCTTCTTCCTCTTGTTACTGGAGTAACTCTATGAGGAATTCTTGAATCAAATACAATAACAGATCCTTTTTCTTTTGGTGCCTGTATAATATTGCCATGATAGTCTATGAATTCTAAGTCACCACCATCATATTCAGAAGGGTCACTAACTAAAACACTTGCACTAAGTTTTCTAGTCCACTTCCCATTTTTTGAAGTTCCATAATCACTATGCCAACCATAGTGTCCATTTTCAAGATATACTGAGATTTGTATACTTTCAAGCAAATTCAAATCATATTCCCAATACTTTCTATTAGATAAACCAATATAATAAGAAATTACACTACATGCCCAATGGTCTTCAAACCACCAATTGATTTTAGAATTTCTAATTTTTGGGTCTATCCGACCATTATCCTCACCACCAACACCAGCATCTTCAAATGGAACTTTAAATTCTTCCATCTCTTTCAATTCTTTGACCATAAGATCTACCAAATCTTCTGGAAGAACTTCTCTATGATAAACTAATGGAGAATCTGCAAGAACATGTGGTTCTTGACCGTTTATTTTAATACTTTTATCCATGAATTAAAAGAACAAATATTGTCCAAGTCGGGGTGAAAGGATTTGAACCTTCGGCCCCTGCTTCCCAAAAGCAGTGCTCTATCCAAACTGAGCTACACCCCGTTGACTTGGTATGAGGATATTATACATCCTCATAATTTTGTTGTCAAGCGTTTAAGACTTCCTCTCTTATATATGAAGCAATCAATACCCCTCGACGAGTATCTGACTTATTATAAGCATAATGTTCTGATAATTTTTCATCAAATAAATTTAAGTCTCCATTTTTAAGAAGACGTTCTTCTCCATTAACAACCAATGCTGAAGGTCCATCGCTTGGAATATCTAAACTAAAATGATACTTTATTACACTTGAATGTAAAAAGTTATCATCAATTCTTTCATCTCCATCAGAATGGGGACTAATTTCAACTCCTGGTTCAAGAATAGAAAATACAGCAAGAACTGGTTTAATTGATTGACTAAGTAATATTCTTACTGTCTCAGACTGTTGTACTTGAAGAGGTGTCCTTAAAATTTGCTGTCTATTAAAAATTAATGGACACACTTTCCAGGGAAAATTTGGAGTGTATGTTGGAACAAACCCCAAAAAATTATTATCTAATGAAGTTAAATTGTATGTATGAGAATAATCTATAAAATAATTACAATCCCTAAATTCAATATAATCACTTTTAATTTGAGAGTAATTAGATGTAAAAATAGAAGTTTGTATTTTACTCAATTTTGGTTCAATAAACATTATTTAATATAATAATTTTTATTATTTATGGGGTTATAACCCACTACCATTCCTAAACCCATACACGTATCCCACAATAAGACCACACATAAACACAATAAAAATCAAAACTTGTTTGCCAAGAAACTCAATAAGTTCCTGCCATTCCATAGTCATCATCGTCCTCATAAGTTGATGGTTCTTCAAACAACTCAGACATCTTTTGTTGTTTAACTAGTTCTTGCAATTCCTTTAAATCTTCTTCTGTAAGCGATATCATTTGTCCTTGAGTAATTCTTCTATTCTTTTACGCATATTTGTGCTATCTTGTTTCAAATAGTCCCGAAGAGAATATCCTCGGTGACCCTTCATAATACAAGTGCCCTGATAAAACATCGTGGCAGCAAATACTAACAGAAAAACTATTCCAATTATTTCAAGGTGATATTGAGCCATGGTAGTAGAGGTGGTATTACTCCAATAAGTCGAAGAAGACCTTCAGCAAAAAGTGAAAGAACAACCCAACCAACACACATTGAAATAACCGAAGCATTACGATTATGTCTTCGTATGGCATCATCAATCATCTCCTGACACTCTTTTTGAGTGACTAAATGTTCTGGATTTATTTTAGTCATTCTGTGGACCACGGAATTCGTCTTGCTCCAATTGAGTCAATCTTCTTTCCCATGTTATACCACTAGTAGAACCTTTGCATGGATTTATGCAGGTTTCATCACCAAAGTTATTGCAAACAAGACCAGCAAGGTCATGTGGATCGCCTTCCTTACCAGTACCAGACCAATAATGCTGTCCGTTTAACCATACTGCTCCACACTTCGGACATTCTTTACGATCTAGTTTAAGGTCAGAAAGTTCTTTGTTATTCATTAGTATAATCCTTTAGAAATTTGTCGTAGCTCTTTGTGTCTTTGATTAGCTGACGCTTTAATTTCCACCCTAAAAATTTCATTTGCGTTTTAATAATAAAATAACGCAATTGAAGATCAAGATATGTAAAAACTCTCATGGTCCCTTCAAATCCAGCATAGGCAACCATAAGTCCAAGGATTATTATTGTTACATAAAATCCTAGTAAAGGAGTTGTTGTAGATGGGTCCATTAAGGCACAGTGCTACGTGTACTTACAAATTGTATATAGGTAATACAATAATGTCAACGTCTCATTAGTATCTCCTGATACTAAGTTTAATAACAATGTAAAAAAACTCTTAAATTATGTTACCAATTTACCAATAGTAGGAAACCACAAATAATCTAATGTAGAATTCTGTAAAGTTTCTAACGCTTGTTGAGGAGTCTCTACTAATGGATATCCAGCAAGATTAAAACTTGTATTTAATACAATTCCATGACCACTTTTTGATTTAATATTTACTAGTAAATCATACAAACTATGATTTTTATTAATAGTTTGAATCCTACAAGATCCATCAATATGAACAACTCCAGATAACAGTTTTCTATATTTCTCTCTTACTTGAAATGAATTTGTCATAAATTCATTTTTTCCTAATCCAAGCATATCAAAATATTCATTTGCATCCTCTTCCAAGACCATAGCAGCAAATGGACGGTACCACTCTCTATTTTTAATTTTATTCACAATTGCTTTTGCAGAAGGATTTGTAGCATCAAAAAGGATAGATCTATTTCCCAATGCACGTTGACCCGCTTCAGCATATCCTTGATATACAGCAACAGATTTTTGTTCCAATATTAAATTAGCAACATCAGATACATTAACAGCATCACCTTCAATATTATCTAAAGAATAAAGATGCCCATGAAAGAATGTATCAGAGACTCCATAATTTCTATCATCTTTATTTTCTTTCTTATACATCAATATTGCAGCACCAATACTATTGCCAGTATCATCTGCAATTGGTTCAAAAAAGAATTTTACATCTGGCATTTGTTGGACATAATAAGAATTAGAAACGATATTCATTCCATACCCACCAGTAACAACAACATTTTTAATACCAGTTTTGCTAACGTAATATTGAATAAATTTTGAAATGTTTTCTTGAGTTTGATTCTGAACATGTTTTGCATAATCAGCATACAAATCATATTCACTTTCAGGAACATATTCTATAGTCTGTCCTTTAAAATCTCTAAATGAAACTGAAGCTACTGAGATTCTATGTTCTTTAGAGTGTGAAAAATAAGAATCATGCGGTATTAAATGAATATCAGGGTCCAAAGAATCTAAAAATAAATCTGGGAATTTATTTGGATTTCCATAAGAAGACAGTCCCATGGTTTTTCCATTTTCTAGTGGGTCCTGCCCTATTAATGTTGTAGCAGATTCATAAACCTTTGTTGCATTATACGAACTTCTACATACATGTTTACAACATGGTTGAGTATCATCCAATTCTTTTAAAGCATTTTCAACATTTATGGACCCAGTTATTCCTAGATTAAGTGCCCAATAATTTTTATAAATTTCAACAAGTGAATATTTATTTTTTCTGGCATATATGACTGATTCTGATTCTCTCATGCAATTATTAATTGTAGACCCATTACGATCTATAACAAATACCAATGCCTCATCAAACTTACTATTCTCAAAAGCAAGAGCAGCATGTTGAATATGATGTGCTTGACTTAAATCAAGTACCTCACATTTAAAAAGTCTTTCTAAAAAATGTTTTATTGAAAACAGTTCTGGTTTATCTGGAGACGCAATTACACAATAATCAACCAAACCTTTAATATTTTTATACGCTTCTATAATAGAAAGATATGGTGCAGATTCTTTTTTTACTCCACACAATCTCTCTTCTTTAAAAAAGAATTCAATTTTACCATCATTTAAAACGCATACTGAAGAATCATGACTAGGACTAACGCTCAATATTCTCATATGTTTATTTAATTTTTAAAACGGAAGCGGTAGGATTTGAACCCACGAACGCTGTTAACGTTGGTTGTTTTCAAGACAACTGCCATAAACCACTCGGCCACGCTTCCAGTATTTGATTTCTTATAGTATAATATATCTATATTATTTTGTCAAACATGAATATAGATGAATATCTTTTAAGTCTAGGATATGATGATAAAGAGACCTTATACGAACCTGGTAAGAAGTTATCCATAAAAATTCCATTTGATTTCAATGGTAAAAGAATTAATATCTGCCCATACATTGTCCCATATTATAGTAAAAAAAGTTACATAGCAGCAGAATATAATTACTCAGTTTACTACGACACTCCAGAAGTAACTAAACAAAAAATTCTAAATTTAATCAAATACATCAAATATCCAGAACCAGGTAGAGTAGGTGATATGGGATGGGAAGCAGAATATCTTGTAGACCCCAGAGAATTTAGTGCTGAAGAAAGAGCACGTATTGTTGTATCTAGTTTTAAAAAATTTAGAACCTTAATTTTAAAGGGAGAATGGTTAGACGGAATCAGAGCACAACCAGGTGATATTGTAGCATCTAAACCAATAGGAATTAAATTTGATATGGGATTTAATGAAGAATCGGAAAAAGAAGGAACTCTCCAAAGAAGCATACTTTCAAAAAAAGTATTCAGGTTTGGAGAGTTAAAAGAAGATGGAATGCAATATTCAATTATTGGAGAAGATTTAGATATGCATCCTATCTAACTTCAAAGTCCAACTTACGGACTTTCCTTTGCCTTCTACTTTCTTGCCAAGAAATATCATCAGAAGATAAGACTCCAATATTTTTATTTGGGGTCTTAGTACTTTCAATAATAATAACTTGACTAAGGTCATTTGCAAAAATAGTATCATTCTTGATAGATGTCATATTAGGACATCCACAAGAAATAGTTTTTGCAACATGAGATTGCAGTTCTTTATTGCAAGATTTACAACGTATTAACATTTTATCAAACCATATATTAAATATGTATGGGCGATACTGGAATCGAACCAGTGACTTACCACTTGTAAGGAGGCCACTCTACCGCTGAGTTAATCGCCCTGGCGGCCCTTTTGTTTAATGGGGGTAGAGCCGAACCCCACTATGTAAGAACAAGTTTGGACCTTATTCTATTGCCTCTGTCTAGGAATCGAACCCAGTTTCCAAGTGCATTGTCTGCATGTCCTTACCAATAGACTACCAGAGGTTGTGGTAGGCGTTGGAGACTTTACCTATGTCCCCACTCTTGACATTCACTCACTCACAGAATACTAGGAATGAGGAGCGGTTTTGGCACCTACGAACGGGGGTGATCAAATCCCCGACCTAAGTAAACTTAGGATTTAGAGGAAGTCCCAGACATTTCCAGTCCTTCCAACTGCCCAGCCTGGGATCGAACCAGGGACCAATCGATTAACAGTCGATAGCTCTACCGCTGAGCTACTAGGCATTATATTTTTTTATTTAATCACCTATAAATGTTATCACACTTATTTTAAATTGTCAAGTAGGTTTTTTTATTTAGAGTAAATCATCAATCTTAACTTTTTGATCAAAGCATAAACAATACCTTGGGGTTGACAAAGTATTATAAACCATATGAGTAGTATTTCCCCAAAAAAACATAAATTTATTATTTTCAAAATATTCACTAAATACTCCCTTTTGAGTATTCAATGCCAAAAATGCATACTCATCTTTAGATGATTGAACGTCTAATCCCCACAAACCCCTAATAGTGATATAATCATCATCAGAAGGATCATTATCTACATGCCAGTCAATTGCTTTACCTGGATAAACAACACTAATACCAACCCTTTGTCTTAGACCAGACTGATAAGAAACATTAGTTAAAGTTGGTAGATATTCTGCATTATCGCTGTAAATAATATCTCTTTCATAATCTATATGAGCCTTGGTTTTGTAAACATGCTCATAGTGATGTCTATTCTGTTCAATGTAATTATTATATTCAAGATATAATGCAGCAACTTGCCACCCATCATATGGGTTTGATTTTACAGACGTGTAATAATTATTACCTGCCCAATTTGTCCAAATAAGTTTATCCTTATTTTGATTAAACTCCTCAACAATTGATTGATAATTGTCAGAGAGGAGTTTAAGTTCAGGATTTATTTCTTCTAAAGAATAAAATCTTCCCATAATAGTATGAAATATCAGTAATGGATCTGGTGATATATGTAACATACTCAATTATTAGTTATGGAGAATAGCGGACTCGAACCGCTGACATCCTGCTTGCAAAGCAGGCGCTCTACCAACTGAGCTAATTCCCCTGGCGTCTCAGGCTGGACTCGAACCAGCGACCGACTGCTTAGAAGGCAGTTGCTCTATCCAACTGAGCTACTGAGACATAAGACAATTATACCAGTGATGGATCTGATTGTCAAGTGGGTTGCCGTGTGGTTGTGAATCTAAATCAATCCTCGTTGATAAGCGCCCCACTGCATCTTATCTTAAGTCTTGAACCACGGCAATGGGCAGGGAGGGATTTGAACCCCCGTAGGCAGAGCCAGCGGATTTACAGTCCGCCTCCATTAACCACTCGGACACCTACCCATGTGGACACTGACCTGATGGTTACTCTTTCTGCGGAGGGAGGCGTCAGTTTTTTATATCCAAGCAAGCACCTTGCTGGAGTCCATGTGGCAATGATATCACTGTTTGGGGCAGTCGTCAACCCAGGGAGCACACAATCTCATTTCACCTCCAAGAACTGATTGGGCATAAGACCCATCTGGTGGTTTCTCTGAGTATCGTGGTTTAGGCATTCTAACCTTTCCATCGTCCCCTGTCAAGCGTTCATACTCTGCAATTGCTGCATCAACATCACGCTTGATTCTTCTTTCAAGTTTCTTATCATCCTTAATCACAAACTCATTAAGTATTGTGCCTGGAAAATATTTTCTTTGAATTTCATCCAGTAAGTCCCAAAGACCAGTCTCAGAAACTCCTGTGCATTGTGAGAGTGCTGCAATAATAGAAGATAATACTATACCGATTATTGCGTATTGTTTTATGTCTGGTTTTTTCTTACCAAGATTAAAATTAACCCTCATTACATTCAAGATATTTTTGTATCACTTCATTATTTTTCTTTTGAACTTTCAAAAGTTCATCATAATCCATACCCAAGTAAGAGGCAAAACCTTTTAGATCTTCATGCCCAAAAGTATTTAAATTGGAAGTTATAGATTTGTCTTGTGTCATAACTTTTATTTAAATTAAATTACTAAAAAAGGGAGTTCTGTAGAACTCCCCAATATTTATTCAGTTTGTTAAACTTCTACCGTGATCAGTTTAGAAGCATAATCATGAGCATACGAAGTGCGAGCACCATGATGCCCCCAACCAATCCAACTATACGCATAGTCCATGTAACGATTGATGGACTTACCAGGAGTTTTCATCCTATCCTCAATTCGTTGCCATTGAACCTCAGTCGTTAGATAACGAAGTTGCGTGTGAAGTGCTGATGGAGAACCACCATACCTCTTAGCAAAATCACCCAATCCATAATAACGATCGGCAGATGTCCATTGAATCAGTCCGTAACCGCGTCCGCAGTTACTCCAACTGGTTCTACTACCACCTTCACAAATGTTAGGAATAAAAGTTGATTCCTGACGAATATTACCCATGATGGTAGCAAGGGCGTTTCTGTCTTTAATACCACGCTCCTGGAAAAATACCAGAGTAGCATTCTCATGTTCATTACACCCTTTACAAATAAGCCTTTTCTCTTTTGGCTTTGGTAGTGCAACCTCGCGGATTGCTGTCTTCTTTTCATCTACAAGATTCATTTTAATTGTCTCTTCCACTGGAGGTGGGGGACCTTGCATCTTGTAGTTGACGAATGGCAGTGATGCCGTACTGGTTGTAACCGATGCCAGAAGGGGCAGGGCTACTGTAAAGAAATTTTGCATTTAAATTGATAGAACTCTACATCCGTATAGAAAGGGGGTACACCCTTTTTTCAAAGGGCACTTTCCACGGCTCTAATTGTCACTTCAAGGACTCATTATGACAAAACCCACCTTTTGAGTGGGTTCCCTGCATAATAAGTTATTATTTAGATTTTGTCAAGAATTCAATTTAAAACAAATATCACCTAAATAACAGTAGTGTTTACTACTTAAGAAAAATGAAAAGACTTCTTCTAGTTTTTTCGTTATTCTTCATTACTCCTGCAAATGCTGCTGAAATTACATCAAGAATTACTGATTCTATTCAACTAAATGTTCAGGGTGCTGCGGTACAATCAACTCGAATTGGAGCATCTTATTCTGCTTCAGGTACAAATATTCAATCAACCTCCTTTGGTGGAGTGAATGGTGCTGGAACTTATGATATCAATACAGCAGGTCAAGCATTCAGTTTCTCAGAATCTTTCAATGCTGCTGATACGCCAGTCACCACTCAGTCGGTCAGTGGTGGAGTTATTGCTTCTCCCAACCTTTATGGGGATTCTGTTACTCAGTTAGCAGGAGACAAAGGTTCTCTCGCTGGTACATTATCACCTACTGGTGTTCCTACAGTCACTGCTGGTGGTCCTGGAACCACCGCAACTGCACAACGTAGTATTGAGTTAAGCGTATTCAAATGAGACATCTAACTCCCGTCTTGCTTTTAGCAGCGGGAGTCATTTGTACTCCTGCTATGGCTAATACTGTTGTGCCTAATTTTACTAGAGGTACAATCAACGCAACAACTGAATCAACTACAAAAGTTATAGAAACAATTCGCCAAGTTGAATATGCAACTGGCACATCTTATACTGTGACTGGAACTAATATTAACATTCCTGGCACTCCTCAACAAGGAGCAAACTACAGTATTATGAATCAAGGTGCTCCCTTCCAGTTTAGTGAGACTTATCTCGGTCCTGGAGTGGCAAAGGAAACATGGATAGATCGCACCACAGAAACCCAATCAACAACTACATCAATATCAGTCTTTACGCAGTAGCAACCATTTTAGTATTAACACTTGCAGGTTCTACCAGAAGTAAAGCACAACAAGCACCTTCTAATACAAATATTGCAGGACCTTCAGCATCTGCTACTGGTAATGTTACAAACCAGGCAGTACAGGTGTTACAAGGTCCTTATGCAGTTAACACTTATGGTGGAGGTGTAAGTTGTCAAGGACCAACCATGAGTTTTTCCCCATTTGTATTGGGAAGTATGAATGGTAGTCAAGACCCATCAACATTCCAATCCCATAATGGTAACGCTGGTGTCAGTATGGGATTTAACTTCCCTTTGGATGGGGGACTAACAGAACTTTGTAAAGAAAGAGCAAGGTCAGAAATCAAAAGACAAAATGCTGAATCAGATAAAGCAAGACTTGATTTTGAATTAGTAAGACTTTTAAAGTGTGGTGAGGCAATCAAGTCTGGTATTACATTTCATCCAGAAAGTCCCTACCATAAAATCTGTGCCGACGTAGTTGTGAGGTATCCAAATGGATCTCATACCGCCAATAAGTAATGCCAATGGAATTGCCAATATAAAACCTAATGCCAACGAAATACCAAAAGTTGGCATTAGTGGTCCTAGTGTTATTTCAACAATAGAACCACCAGTTCTTCGTAGTGTAGAAGTTCCTGTTGTTCGTGGAATGGCACTTCCAGTATTTGAAATGCCAAATACCTCCATTAAATATCCAGTTATTAATGTACCTACACAAGAAGAGTTTGATGCTGCTGTAAGGGCGGATAAAGAAAAGCAGGCACAAGAAGATGCTGCAAAAAATAGGGGACTTCCAGACTCTACCCCCCCACCTCAACTGCCTCAAGTTACTCAAACCCCTCCCACACAAACACCTATTGCTGAGATACCAGCGGATAAACCAAAAACAACACCATCTTTTAGTGTTTATGGAGTCGATATTAATTTACCTGACCCTTCTCTTGTTGCTACGGCTGGTGCTGTCGCAGTAGTAACCACTGCTGCTACAATGGCATCAACAACAGTTTTAAATGTAGTTAAAAACGCTGCTGAACCATTGATTAGAGAAGCAACAAAAAACAAATTTAAAATTAAAATTAAACAAGTTAAACCTGTTCTACATTATGTCATGTCAGACGGTGGACATGTTGATATATTTGAATACTCTGCAGATGGCACCCGCTTAGTAGCGCAGACAGATAACGTAGAACAGTATATCCGCGACCAAGTAGAGACCAATGCTTACTATGAAATGGACAATAAAATTATTATTGATGACGTAATGAAAGATAAATTCACAAAAGAAGGGCAAGAGAGATTTAAAGGTCTCTATGCCCCACCTAAAAAGATTGCTAAGAAGTTATCAGCTCGACTTTCTTTTTGATAGAAGTAGGTCGAAATCTTTCTTCTTTGTTCCACCATCATATTCCCAAGCATATCCTTCAGCAATCATTTGATTATTGATTGATACTTCTTCGCCATTGATAAACAGATGACCAATGATACGACCATACTTCTCGGTACTATCGGGTAGTTCTGTTTTAATGAGAATATCTTTAGCAAATTTTAGTCTTTCTTTGAGCCAATCTTTAACTTCGAGACCAAGTTTCTTTTCATATGCATCAGTTGTTCTGCTCTCTGGGGTATCGATACCAGCAAGACGAATTCGCTTAGTAAGGGAGATATCAAAGCCAAGATCAATATCAGCGTCAATAGTGTCGCCATCTACTACCTTGTGAACTGAACGTATTCTATAGATATATGGGTCTTTGTCTTCCATTTTTCAGAATAATTTAAACTTCTCTGTATTTAGTTTAGGAATAGGAAGTTTTTCAAATGCTTTATTAACTTGATTCTCTACAACTTTACCAACAAACTGCTCTGGGTTGTTGAGAATTGCTTCTGCTTTCTTATAAGTTACATAAGCACCATAACAAAGTGCGGCACTAATTGCCAGACTTGTCGCTGACAGAATGATTGCTAGGTTCTTCATCTTTCATTTCCTCAAATGCTAACCTCATTATGTAGTAGATTACATAAGCAGTAAAAGCAAGTCCGCAAGAAAGAATAATAAAAACTCCCCAGGGAAACTCAGACACATTCATACTCATTAAAATCAAGACCAAGTACCAACAGCACTATGTTTAAGCAACAACACCATACTCAATATAACTACCAGCACGAACAGTAGTCGCAGTAGTACTTGATGAGTTTTGTGACCATTGGAAATGGAAGTCTCCAGCATTTACACCATTGTGAATAATTCCTTCTAAACTAACATATCCACCAGTAGTTGCACTTGATGATGTGAGCGCATTATCTGATGAAGAATATGCAGTTGCAACATTAAAACTCAATGTAGTAGATCCAGGAGCACTACCTCTTTCTACAATACGAACTAAAGTTGGTGATGTAGGTCCACTATGTCTCCATTTGAAGTCGGGAGTTGTTCCACTATCAAAGAAAACTTCTAGTTTGAATTGATACTTTGTATTTGCTGCCATTGTAAAGAATAATTCACTATCATTATTAAGTGTACTATCACTGGTTATTGATTGATCTGCTGTCTTATAAACAAGAGTTCTTCCACCAGCACCAGTTGCATTGATGGTAACTTGTCCAGTAGAACCAGAAAGACTTATATTTGAACCAGCAATAAGTGAAGTTACAATGCCAGTCAAGTTTGTTCCTGAACCAGTATAAGAAGTTGCAGTAACTACACCAATAAATGTTCCACCATCAGTACAATCAAGTTTTGTCGTAGTTACAACTCCAACACTTATTCCACGAGATGAAGTATTTCCATAACCTAATGTTGTATTCAAATCTTGAGTATTTGCAAGAACATTAGATGCTTGAGTAACACCAATAATTGCACTTGGAGACACTGGAATAGTTGGAGATGATTGTGCCGCAGTTGTTGTAAGTGCGATACCTGCGTGATTTCCGTTCCATAAAATTTGAATATAATCATTGGCATTTACAGTTACAATATACTGCAGTGACGCTAATAAAAGACCATCTGGACCAGTTCCTTTTGCAACAATGTTATATCCAGAGTTACTGTTTGGAATATCTACTCCATTTTTTCTGAACCAAACATCAACATTTTGAATACTTGTATTGGTATTCCTAAAATGAAGGTCATAATTGATTGCATAAACTCCACCATAAGCAAAAGTAATTCTATTTGTGGATGCAATACTAACTCCATTTGAAGAATATGTATTACCGATACTTACAAAGTTCCAAGTAGAAATTCCAGCATTTGTCTGTAAAGTAGTATCATAAAAAGCACCATAATACCCAGTTTGACCAATACCAGCTCCAGTTGCATTGATTGTAACTTGTCCAGTTGAATTTGATACAGTAATACCAGTACCAGCAACGATAGAAGTTACAATACCTGTTAGATTAGTTCCTGAACCAGAGAATGAGGTTGCGGTAACTACACCAGTAAATGATGCACCACCACTCACTATTAGATTTGATGCGGTTACGATACCAACAGTGATATTTGGAGTTCCTGTAAGACCTTGTGATGTAGAAGAAATTCCAGAACTTGTGGAGTATCCAGCAATTACTGCATATGTTGCGATTCCAGCTGAAGTAGCATAAGTAGCAATACCCGCAGATGTAGAATATCCAGCAATCGTTGCATAAGTCGCAATACCAGCACTTGTGGAATAACCAGCCGTTACTGCGTAGGTTGCAATCCCCGCAACAGGTGCATAAGTTGTTGTGACTGTTGTGATACCAGACCCAAATCCATTTGAATATGAAATTGTAATTCCAGCACCTGCATAAATTTCATTAACAATCTTTGGCTTATTCAGAATGGATGCAACACCAACATTTGAATTCCAGTCACTATTGACTTGAGCAGTTGCATTAATGGTAACTCTTCCTGTTGAACCTGATACTGAAATTCCACCAGTACCAGCAACAATAGAAGTTACAATACCAGTTAGATTTACACCATTACCAGTATAAGAAGTTGCGGATACAACTCCAACATTAATTCCAAGTGCTGATGTATTTCCATTAGTAAGTACTGAATTTAAATCCTGTGTTCCAGTTGCATTAATTGTGACTGTACCAATTCCATTCACAGGAGATACTGAAACTCCAGTTCCTCCAATAATTTTATTAACAATAGTTGGTTTGTTTAGAATTGCAGTAACACCAGTTGTAGCATTCCAATCAGAATTAAGTTGTGTTCTTAGACCAGGAATTAAATCATAATGAGTTCCATTATGAATTAACAAATCTCCATCTTGAAGATATAAGTCCCCGTTTAATCCAAAATTGGTTGTACCAAATCCAACTACTGTATATTGCCAACCTGCTTCTCCAGTTGCATCTGTAATTGGAGGTGTATTGGTCGCAAGAGTATATAATCCTTTGTAGATAACAGCACCTTCAATAGTTGGAGGTGTCTCCCAAGACATTACATAATTACCAGCAACATTAGTAACCTTAAGGAACTTATCTGCAGTTCCTGCGGTTTGGGGTGGGAAATATGTTAATCGTGAATTATCATAGAAAGTAATACCACTAGTGCTACCTGTACCAGCAAAGGATAATCCTTCAGTATTAATTGTTAAATCTAATGTTTTTGTGATTGAACCAATCGGGGCATTATAAAATCTATACTCTGCACCTTGAGCAGTATTTGTGAAGTTTTCTCTTGCATAAACTTCTATGTTGTTTGCTGCAGGTCCTGTAGGAAATGCAGTAGTACCAAAACCAACTGTACTATAACGACTTAAGATATCTCCAAGAACTATTGAACTTGGAGATGCTGCAGTTCCACGAGCAGCACGACTGATATAAGCAGGGAATGCTCCAGTACCAAATCCATCATTCGTAATACGACTTACTGCACCATCATTACCAGTAATATGAAGCATTCCACCAGCATTTATAACTGGTTGATATGCTCCATTAGTTGAACCAATAATACTTACTCCACCAATATCTCCCGCAGGAATAGTTGGAGGATAGAATTGAGTACGACCTGTGCGGTCACTATAAAATGATGTTCTATTACTACTATCTTCAATTCTTACCGAACGATTGAAAATAACATCCGCAGTTGCACCAAGTTGTCCAATATAAACATCACGAGTACTATCTTTAATCTGTAAAGTATTATCTCTTAAAATCCATTCACCAACTTCTAAACCAGCACCACCTTGAATGTAGAAGTTTCCGTCTTTTGCACCCAATGCTTGGTC